ACGGCATGGTAGATGTAGAACTAGATCCCATCCACTACGAAACAGCACTTAATCGTTCTCTGGCAGTTTTCCGTCAGCGCAGCGACAACGCTGTTGAAGAATCTTACGTGTTTTTGACGCTAACTGAAAGCACAAACGAGTATATCTTGCCCAAAGAAATACAGCAGGTCAGAGAGATATTTCGTAGATCGGTAGGGTCAAGAACTGGCAACGGCACAGGTGGCACTGTATTTGAACCATTTAACTTGGCATATGCCAACACATATTTGTTAAGCAGCACAAACATGGGCGGACTGCTAACCTATGAATTGTTTGCACAATATCAAGAACTAGTAGGCAAGATGTTTGGCTCATTTATTAACTTCACATGGCATCCACAATCGCACAAATTGATCATACACCAACGTCCTCGCGGTGAAGAATCAGTGATGCTACAGGTCTACAACAGTCGTCCCGACTTTGTGATCATTGATGATGTGTATTCTGGACAATGGATCAAAGACTATACACTGGCCAACTGCAAGATGATGCTAGGGCAAGCTCGCAGTAAGTTTGGCCAGATCGCAGGACCACAAGGCGGCACACAACTCAACGGTACCGCACTGATCACTGAAGCCCAAACTGAGATGGAAAAGCTTACTGACGATCTCATGAAATTGGTGCCCGGAGGCTCAGGGTATACTTGGATAACCGGTTGACAACATAATCCTATACATGTTATACTGTTCTTAATTGGAGAACATTATGATCATAGGGGTATGCGGTTTTATAGGCTCAGGCAAAGACACTGTAGCAGACTATCTAGTTAACTTTCACGAATTTCGCAGAGAAAGTTTTGCTTCAACACTCAAAGATGCAGTAGCAAATGTGTTTGGCTGGGATCGAACCATGCTTGAAGGACGCACTGCACAGGCTCGCGAATGGCGAGAACAAGTGGATCCTTGGTGGGCCAAACGCCTAGACATGCCTACACTGACTCCGAGATGGGTCTTGCAGTACTGGGGCACAGAAGTCTGCAGAAAATCGTTCCATGATGACATTTGGATTGCCAGCTTAGAAAACAAACTACGTAATTCACAGGATCATGTGGTGATTTCAGACTGTCGTTTTCCTAATGAAATTGCTAGTATTCGCAATGTGGGCGGCAAGATTATTTGGGTACAGCGTGGGAATCTACCCGATTGGTACCAAGTAGCCCTTGATGCAAATGCAGGTCACAATTATGCAGTCCAAGAATTAAAGATGCGTAAAATTCATGCTTCGGAAACAGCATGGGTCGGAACAGACTTTGATGCTATTTTAGATAACAATCACACCATTGACAACTTATATAAACAGGCTGCACTAATAGTCAGCCACAAGGTCCCCTTGTTGCCAAGTGATTCCCTCTTTGCCTAATATCGCAGCACAGTTTAGGCACACAGTTTTGAGATTGTTAGGCCTGCAGTTGTTGAGATTTTCATCTATGTGAAACACACGGAACACCTGTGTGTGAGGACTCCTGTACCCACATTTCTCACAGTGAGTCTTAGGCCGGTAACCTGCTCGTTGCCAACGAGGTACATGAGCACCTGCACCATGTGCTAAACAGATTTCACACAGTGTTCTGTAGTAGGCACGATTGTTTTTGTGATAATTAATGGCTCGCGGTCTCTGTGCGCAGGCCTTGCAGAATGGTCGCATGAGGTATTTACCCTTTTTCGCCCCTTTTTGTTATACGCCTAACTCGCTGTTTTTGGAATAGTATGCTAAATATTATGAGCAACTATTTCAGGAGAATAGGCGATATGGCACTAACATCACCAGGCGTACAAGTTACAGTAATTGACGAGAGTTTTTATACACCAGCAGAACCTGGTACAGTTCCTCTTATCGTTGTAGCTTCCGGCCAAGACAAAACCAACGGAGCTGGTACTAACACAGCTTCAGCAACAACCAAAGCAAATGCTGGCAAAGCATTTAAAATTACCAGCCAACGAGATCTTGTGGATCTGTTTGGTATACCGTTCTTTGAGCAGACAGGGAGTTCAACTCCTATCCATGGCTCGGAACGCAACGAATATGGTCTTCTAGCAGCATACAGTCTGCTAGGAGTCAGCAATGCTGCATTTATCGTTCGTGCTGATGTGAATCTAGACGAACTTGCAGCAGAAGTAGATGCTCCGGGAGCGAATCCTTTAAACGGCAAATGGTGGATTGACACGCAGTCTACAACTTGGGGTATCCAAGAGTGGAACGGTCAAGCTGCCTCAGTTGCCGGCGGACAGAAATTTACCAACAAACTGCCTATCATACTAACAGATGCAGACAGTCCTGCTAAAATCACAAACAATGCTCCTAAAACTTCTGTAGGTCAGATTGGTGATTATGCAGTGGTATTCCAGACTGTAGGTGAAGATGCTGCATATGCAACTGCAAATGATCTAGCAAGAATCTACTACAAGTCACCGGGCAATGGTGGTATTGCAGGCGGTGCGACAGCGGTTGCTGCAGGAGAATGGGTACTGGTTGGATCCCCAGCATGGAAAGCCAGCTGGCCTGTGGTTTCTGAAATAGTGTCAGCTGTAACCGGAACACTGTTGATTAACAATGTTCAACTAGGCGCAGCATTCACATCTGCCTCGGCTGCTACAATAGCTACACGCATTCAACAAACAGCTATCGAAGGAATTACTGCTCAGGCAATAGATGGTAGACTGTACATTTATTCTAACGGATATACCTCTGATACCGCAGACAGTACACTCGGACAAGGTAATGTGACTCTAACTGATGGTACTGGAGCATGGGCTACCAGTACTGCATCGATTGCAGGCACATATCTTGCACCTAAACTACAACAATCTCCGCATACTTCAGTGCCCGCATATAAGATTTCAGAAAATGCAGGCACTGTAAATGGCGTAGCGACTGGCAGCGTGTGGATCAAGACCACTGAGCCCAACAACGGTGCTCGTTGGAGAGCCAAGCGTTGGAGTTCAGCAACTGAATCATGGGTTGCATCAGATGCTCCTATCCATGCATCTACAAATGCAGCACTATACTATCTTGATCGCAGTGGCGGTGGTGCAAATATTTCAGCAGATGCATTGTTTGTACAAAGCAATGCACAAGAAAACAGCGGATTTGACGCTAGTCCAGAAACTGTAGAATTTCGCACATGGTATCGACATGCAGCGGCAAGTGCCAGTACTGTTATAACTTCGAATATTATCAAGGCCAGCACATTCACTGCGAGTTCTACACTGGTGTTCACACTGGCTGAAAGTATAGTTGGACAATTGGCATTAGATGCTGCTAAAACTATTACATTATCAACTGGTACATCAAATGCTCCTGCAGGTAACTCCAGCGATGCAGACAAACTTGCAGCAGCAATAAATGCCGCAGGATTCACAAACATTGCAGCTTCTGTGATAACTATCAGCACTACTTCTGCTAGACTAGTGATCACACACACCAAAGGCGGTGATTTTAGACTTACAGATTCCACAGGAACTCCGCTGTCTACTCTGTTTACTCCTTATAACCTCAAAACCAGAGCAGGTACAGAAAACTTATATAGTATGTCACTGGGCAGCGGCACTGCAGGAATAGAAGATCTTGCTACAGGAGCATCTCAAGACTATCTAGCATCAGGATGGAAACCACTGGCTGCTGAAGATCCAAGATTTGCAGCTGGACCAGATGCACCGTTGAACGAGCCATCAGATCAACAACTGTGGTACAATCCTAACTTTGCTGATGTGGACATCATGATCCACAACGGTAATACATGGGTTGGTTATAGACATTCTTCAGCACCATATTATGAAGTTCCGGGAGCCACACTGAGAACAGGGTATCTGCCTGTGGTAGCTGCCAGCAATCCTTATGTATCTGGAGTTACTGTCACAGGCGATCTATGGATCAGCACAGCTGACCTAGACAATTATCCAACAATCTATAGATACAACAGCGATCTCACAGACATCGGCGATGCCACACTGCGTTGGGAATTAGTGGACAAGACAGACCAAACCACAGAAGAAGGTGTATTGTTTGCAGATGCTCGATGGAATATCTCAGGCACAGGCACAGCACAATCCACCATCGAAGACCTCATTACCAACAACTTCTTGGATCCAGATGCACCTGATCCTGCACTGTATCCCAAAGGCATGCTGTTGTGGAATCTAAGACGCAGTGGCGGTAATGTTAAAAAATACACTAACAATTATATAGACACTGCCAGCGATAATCCAAGAACCAGTGCAGCTACACTAGCAGGTTCAGCATTTGTCAGCGGCGCTGGTCTAAGCATGAGCGGCTATTATCCAGATCGTTGGACCACAGCTTCAGGCAACAATGAAGACGGTTCTGGTTCATTTGGTCGCAAGGCACAGCGCAAAGTAGTTACACAAGCGTTGAAGTCAGTGATCGATACTAGCCAAGAGATTCGCGATGAAGAACGTAGAAACTTCAATATCATAGCCTGCCCTGGATATCCAGAAGCAATGAGCAACCTAGTGAATCTCAACATTGACAGGGGTATTACTGCATTTGTCGTAGGTGACACTCCATTGAGACTGCCTGCAGATGCTACTTCACTGACCAACTGGGGAACCAATGCAGAATTAGTCACAGACAACGGTGATGACGGTATTGTGACCTATGACGAATATTTGGCCACATACTATCCAAATGGATTTACCACTGACCTAAGTGGTGCTAACGCAGTGGTTCCTGCAAGTCACATGATGCTGAAGACTATCGCACTCAGCGACAATGTCAGTTTCCCATGGTTTGCACCAGCAGGTACACGACGTGGCGGTATTACCAACGCCACAGCAGTAGGTTATATTGATGCTGCTACAGGAGAATTCCAAACTGTAGCACTGAACGAAGGTCAACGTGATACCTTGTATGATCTTAAGGTAAACCCAATCCCATTCTTCAATGGTGTGGGACTTGTGGCCTACGGTCAAAAGACTCGTGCAAGAAACGCATCAGCACTGGATCGTATCAACGTAGCACGTTTGGTGGTGTATCTACGCAGCCAGTTGAACAAGTTGGCTCGTCCATATCTGTTTGAACCCAACGACAAGATCACCAGAGACGAAATCAAGCAGGCCGTGGAAAGTTTGTTACTAGAATTGGTAGGATTGAGAGCACTCTACGACTTTGCAGTTGTGTGTGATGAAAGCAATAATACTCCAGCTCGTATTGATCGCAATGAATTGTATGTTGACATTGCCATCGAACCAGTGAAAGCCATTGAATTCATCTATATTCCATTGCGTATCAAGAACACAGGAGAAATTTAAAAATGGCAATTACATCGCTTAACAACATTGGTATTCCAACTACCAACGCAGCTGGCAGCACTCAAGTGCTGTTGATGCCAAA